CAGCTACTTGTGCAGCGGAAGAGTTTATTGCTGGCCTTCTTGGAACAGTCAATTCATTTCTTGATGATACAATTGGACCTATCATTTCAAGTTTGAATAGTGTACTTGGTGGAATCTTGGGTGGTATTAATAGTTTTGTTGGTAAGGCACTGGATGTAATTGGATTGGTTTTCAACTTCATTGGTTGTGACAAGTTCAAGTGTCCTCTTCCTTCTAGATTTGATAATGCTTATGGACCAACACAACAAGAAAGAGATGCTGCAGATGCAATTTCAAGTAAAGTTTCACTTTTAAATATTCCTCTTTCTTATGATGAAGATGGAAATGCAACCTCGACTGTTAGAAGTGCTTTAGAAAATGCTGAAAAGAACCCTGGATCCATCTTTGGTCTGAAGGAACAGACACCAGAAGAAAAACGAAATGCGGCCGCCGTTGCAGCTGCAGCAGGTCCATGTAATAGTGGTATCTTAGTTTGTGGACCTCCAACAATTACAATCTTTGGTGGTGATGGAATTGGTGGATTAGCCAATGCAGTTATCAATAGAACAGGTAATGTAATTGGTGCTCAAGTTCTTGATGGAGGATTTGGATATACGCAAGCACCTTATGTCACCATTAAGGATGCTTGTGGAAATGGAAAGGGTGGTAAAGGTCGTGCAATTATTGGGCCCAACGGTACAATTATCAGAATCATCATTGATTTTGAAGGATATGGATATTACAACGATTTCAGAGAAGTAAAAACAATCTTTGGTGATATTAAAGATGATAGTATCAATGAAGGATCAAATTCTGGTGAAGAAGAAGTTATCGGATTCATTGATGATTTGATTATTGATGGTGGTGGTATTTCTTATGACGAAGATGATACTATTGAAATTGTTCCAAATGAGGGTGCTGTGATTGAACCAGTGATTATTAACGGACATATCGTAGATGTCAATATCGTTAATGGTGGTCAAGGATTCACATCGATTCCAACTATCACAATAAATAGTAAAACTGGGATTGGTGCCGAATTGACACCCGTCCTTGGATTCAAACCAATCGATCAAGCCGATCCAATTGATCCTGGTAAGATCGTAACTGTAATTGATTGTGTATCAAGGTAATGCCCTCAAATAAAGCTGATTTTGACCAGGATATACGAAGACATTATCGCCAACAGGGTGGACAAAAATCACCCTATGGACAAGTAGCCTATAGAGTGATAACCAACTCTGGTAATGGCCATGGTTGGTATTTCAATGGTAAGTCTGAAGATCACCAGTTATCTGCTACGGGTAGATCTGTTGAGTGTTTAGGTGATAACTTACAGAAAAGTAAAACGGAGGGTTCTGATCCTGTTCAACCCGCAAAGTTAATTTCTGCAAAACATGGTGACATCGTTCTTGATGCCATGGATGGAGATATCATCTTAAAAGGTGATAATATCATCATTGAGGCAAACGGTATTAGAAATAATAACGATGGTGATGTTTTGATTAAAGCAAACAAAGCCATTGCTATTGATGCATCTGATGTCAAGATTGATGCCTCAAATGTGAGAATCGTTGCAATCAAGGATTTTTCTATCGTTGCAAAATGTTATGGAGACATTGTTGCTGGATTCTTAAATGTAACTCAAGCATCTGACTTTGGTGGATCAACACTATTGGGTAAGATCACCAGTGTCGCTAAATCTTTTAACGTAGTATAATTATGGCAAGTTTTCCAAATACACTAGCAACTAAATTAGTCGTTGGTACGGAGATTGGTGCTGGAGTTTTCATTCAGAAAGTTCCATATGAAAACTCTCTTACTGGTGGACTCTCTGTCTTAAATGGTCCTGTGGTTTGTGGAGTATTTCCCACGTTCCCTGGACTTGGTACTGTCAATATCGGACCATCTGTACCCACCTCTGGTGTGCCTGGAACGATGGGTCTTACTATCCTTCATCCTCTGATGGGTATGACAGTGACGGCACCTATTGCCGCCAACTTCTTTGGTGTTGTAAACACATATGGATTCAAAAATAACTTTGGTCCCAACTTAACTTTTGGTGTCAAACAAACTATAGGTCTCCTTAACAAAATTGGTCTTGGTGTTGAAGTTGGTGGTAAAGTCGCTGCTGAACCAGTAAACGTAGAAGCGGCCCCTGTAAAAGATATTTCTGCGGTCACAACTAACATCAATGGCATTCTGAATTTGACTGGTGTTGGTAACGTTGCAGCTGCAATCAACAGTAAAAAAGGATTTGATATCTCCCACCCAACGAAAGAAGGTTGGAGACTATCACACATCTGTGTAGAAGGTCCTACAGCAGATGTCTACATCAGAGGAAAACTGGAAGGAACCAACAGAATTAAGTTACCAGACTATTGGGCTGGGTTGATTGATATTGATTCTGTCACAGTCAACCTGACTCCTATTGGCCACTATCAAGAATTGTTTGTTGATAAGATTGAGTGGGGTAAAGAAGTTGTTGTCAAGAATAACAATGCTGGTCCAGTCAATTGTTATTACCACATCATGGCAGAACGTATAGATACTGAGAAGAATATTCCAGAATATGAAGGAACTTGGGAAGATTATCCTGGAGATAATTCCACAAGATCTGTTGTTGGTAAAGATTATGATAGGAGAGACTGATGTCTGAAACTAATGAAGCAAAAAGTCAATATGTAGTTAATGACATCGATCAACGCATTCAACGCAAGAATGATAGTATCGGTTTTCAAACTACATCACAACTTCAACTCCGTATTGATCATGTCAATAGGTTGAATGAAGGATATAAACCTGCCATTGAAGGTCTAGATGCAAAGATTGTATCTATCGGACAGTCAATCAATCAGATTAAGGATGAGATCGTAACTTTAGTTACGAATGCAGTTGGTCTTACTTCGACAAGTAGTTGTGCATCTCTCAACGTTGGTGTTTGCACAAGTTGGAGTGGTGGTGTCTCAACTTGTTTAGTTGGATATGCCACTGAATACTATGATAGTGTGAATGCACATATCTGGCCGTTATCTTCTACATCAAACAATCCCTTCAGTCCAAAGAGTTACAGTAGACTGACTAACGCATCTAATCAGTACACTGCTGGTATTGGGACATTTATTGTTCATGTTCAGAACGATTCTGGATATTCTGCTGGTGCAAGGGTTAGTCTTGGATCATCCTCATCTTGTGTTACCATTCAGACTGAGATTGATAGAAAGGATGGAGAAATCACAACTCTCAGGACAGAGTTAGCTGATTACATTTCCAAAGTCAATGACATTCGTACTGATAGAGTAGCCAATCAACTGGAAGAGTGGGGTAATTACAGGGCCATGACCGAAGAACAGAATGAGAAGACTCGTCTTGAGAACGTCAAGGCGGTCTACACCGATCCCAAGTACTCGAATCTTTTTCTGAAATAGGCCTTGACATCAGGCCCTTCTCCTGGTAATATACATAGGTAATGCGAGGTCACTAATGACTGACGACAACTTCCTCACCAAAGTCGTTATCGATATTTGTTACCGTACTTTCTATATCTTCTCATCCGATGGAGATAAGAAAATTATTGAGTGTGAGGACTCGGACCAATTCATGAATGTGTTAGAAGTAGTTAATCTTGCAAGAGAGTTTGACTCCGAGGTCCAAGTCATTTACTGTGATCCCATTACCACCCCTGCGGGTGTGGTGTAGAGGTAACATCTGAGCCTTCCAAGCTTCAGTCGCGAGTTCGATTCTCGCCACCCGCTTATGGACCATAGTCATTTCACATTTGGAGGTCGTCCCGTGACCTCCATCAATCTTCTTTTACTCATTAGTGAGATGGAGGGTACTTATCAACATCTCAAGTATATGGGGTTTGAAGAAGATATGAATACTATTGATGAAATGAAAAAACGGTACTACAAACTCTATTTCAAAAAATCAAAAGAAGAAAAGAATGCGACCTGAAACTCGTGAGTCAATGGAAAAGTTGTTCACTGCTAAGTGGAATCTTCCAAAGGCTGCAAAGAACTGTAATCTTACCGACAAGGAGATGAAGATCACGTTCAATGAGTATTGTGCATTTCATCCTCCAACTTATGATGGGAGTGTGGTGGAATAGGTAGACACACCAGACTTAAAATCTGTTGACCGTTAAGGTCGTGGGGGTTCAAGTCCCCCCACTCCTATAGTCCCGAGATGACTTAAAACTCGCTCTGGTCGGGATAACCCCTAGCCATATACTGCGTGTATGTGGCTCCCGCCTCCGTAGCTCAGTGGTAGAGCAGGGCTTTTGTAAAGCTCAGGTCGCAAGTTCAAATCTTGTCAGAGGCTCCACGGAACGTAGCTCAGTTTGGTAGAGCACCCGCTTTGGGAGCGGGCGGCCGTAGGTTCAAATCCTATCGTTCCGATTTGCGTTTTGGTCATGAAGAGAGTACCTTTTATTGTAAAAGAAAACTTTTTAAATGAAGATGAGTTGTCTCTTGTTGTCAAAGAGTCAACCGATCTTTTTCAATATCTTATTGACGGAAAGAAAACTAATCCTGCAACACTGGATGGAAAGATTCTAAAACAGAATATGGGCATCCACTATCATGATCATTATGATAATGCTCATACATCCTCCGATACAGTCAAAATATTCAATCGAAAAGTATTTGAAGATGCATTATACAATGAGTTTGAAGTAGAAGTTCTGAGAGATCTATGTTATAACATGGACTGGAATGGTATGATGCTTTCATACTACAAAAATGGTGATCACTATAAACCACACTATGATGGATCATTCATTACTGGCCTGTATTGGTTTGATATCAAACCTAGAAAATTCACTGGTGGGGAGTTGTATCTCTACAACGGAACTCAGAGAGATAATCCACAACATGTGAT